TTAGGAGGAAACAATATTTACGATTTTGTTCCAGAGGGAACAGCATTCCCATACGTCAAAGTTGGCGATCAAACTATGGTAGATGATGGAACCAAAGACAAAAAAGGGAGTGATTTTACCCTTATTGTTCATACTTTCTCAAGATATAGAGGTAGTAAGGAAATAAAAGAAATTATGTCATTAGTCTATGACGTATTACACGAATCAAGTTTATCAGTATCAGGTGCATTTAATAATATGAGATTTGAGTTCTCTGATATAATAAAAGAAAATGATGGCTTAACAACACATGGAGTACAAAGATTTAGAGTTTTTGTATTGACAAATTAAAAAATAATTAATAAAAAATAAACAAGGAGAAACAACATGGCGGCACAAAAAGGTTCAGCATTTTTACTAAAAGAAAATAGTAGTGGAACAGCAATAGTTATTGGTGGACTTAGAAGTACATCAATGTCTATTAATGGAGAAACAGTAGATATAACAGCAAAAGATTCAGCAACATTTGATGGTGCTTCAGGAAATGATATTGGTAGAGCATTAGGATCAAACATGGGTATTAGAAGTATGTCTATATCTGCAAGTGGAGTATTTACAGACTCTAGTGGAGAAAACAATTTAAGAGGTGCGGCATTCACTGGTGACTCATTAAATTACGATTTAGTATTCGGAGATGGTTCAAATGTTAAAGGTGCATTTATAATTACATCATACGAAAGAGCAGGAGAATATAATGGAGAAGAAACTTTTTCAGTATCTCTTGAATCAAATGGTACAATGACTTATACGAATGCTTAATAACTAATAAGGAAAATGATATGGAACATACAGATGGGTTTAAAGTGATAGAAATAAAATTTCAAGGCGAGTCCTATAATGGTTTCTACAAGGTTACTAGAAAGGGTGTAGTTACTGTCGAAACAAGAAAGGATATTCCTATTAAACCTTACGACCATATCACTATTGGTGTTACTGAATTAATTGTTCAAAAGGTTCAAGTTTATGAAAACAGAACAGAAATTACTTGTGAGGATAAAAACACAAGCGATATAGTTAGATCAAATAAAACTTTGAAAAAACTAAAAAAATCTGAACCAAAAGAAAAAACATTAACTGAACAATTAATAGAAAAGGACACCGATGGCAAATCAGTATAAAGGCGAAATCACAGGTAAGTTGGGAGATAAAGAAAGAACTTTCCGACTTACCTTTGATAGTATAGTTAATATAGAAAGCAGAACTGGTAAATCAATTTTAGATATAACAAATAGTTTAGGTCTTAATAATTATTCTATGAAAGATGTAGTAATTGTTATGCACGAAGCATTAACTGGTGCTGGGGGTAAATTTACTCAATCATCAGTTGGCGATATGGTTATTAAAACTGGTTTAATGAAAGTAGCAGTATTATGTGCTCAAATATTAACAACCATATTTACAGGCGATAAAGCAGAAGAAGATTCCCCTTTAGTACAGGGGGAGAACGAGCAACAAAATACCCAATCCAGCAATATCTAGAAATAGGTCTTGGTGTATTAAGATTCTCCCCAAAAGTATTTTGGGATTTATCAATAACAGAATTTATGTCAGCTTTGAATGGCTATCATTTAAAGAATGGCAAAAACAATAAAAATAATAATCCATTAACTAGAAATGAAATGGAAGATTTAATGAGGCAATTCCCAGATTAATATTATGGCATCAAATTTAGCAACTATCAGAGTAGAACTTATTGCAAATGCACAGAAGTTTAAGTCTAATATAGACAAAGCAACTCAAAGCATGAAAAAGGTTGATAAGGCAAGTACCAAAACTGGTAAAGGTACTAAAAAATTATCTTCTATTTTTCAAAACACAGCAGGTTCTATTGCGGCAGTACAGGGTCCTTTAGGTCCAGTAGCTGGTAGAATATCTGCGATAGGTGCAATTATTGGTAGAGTTAATCCTTTGATGTTAGTCTTTACTGCAGGAATGGTTGGAATAGGTTTAGCAGTAACAAAAACAGTTAAAGCAATATCTAATTTAGAGGTACAACAAGGTAAATTAAATGCTCTTTTAAAAGCAACAGGTAATGCGGCAGGTCTTGTAGGTAGAGATATTGAAATAATGGCAGAAGCTATCGGTAAAGGTACTTTAGCTAGTGTTCAAGGAGCAAGAGATGCGGCAGGAGTTTTATTAACTTTCAAATCTATTACTGGAGAAACTTTTGAAGAAACTTTAAAACTTACTCAAGATTTGGCGGCAGTCGGTTTTGGTAGTATGAAAACTGCGGCACTTCAATTAGGTAAAGCATTAGAAGAACCTGAAATTGGTTTATCTGCTTTGCGTAGAGTAGGTGTATCTTTTACTGAACAACAAAAAGAACAAATTAAAGTTCTTGCTATGACTGGTCGTCAAATGGAAGCACAAGCCATAATTATAAAAACTTTAAAACAACAAGTTGGTGGTGCAGGAGAGGGTGCGGCAGGAGGATTAGCTGGTGCTTATGATACACTTAAAGAAAATTTAACTTTATTCTTTGAAAGAAGTGCATCAGGTAAAAGAATAGTAGACTTTTTAACTAACTCTATAAATAGATTATCAGTAGCATTAGGAAATCAAGTATTACAAATTACAGAATTACCAGATAGTGCTAGTGAACTTGAAACATTATTTGAAAATAATAAAAGTGCTTTAAAAATTTTAGAAAAAGCCTATGACGATGCTTTACAAAATAAAAGTAAATTTTTTGATTCAGGACAAGCGAAACATGACAGAGCAGAATTACAATTAAGAATAAAACTTTTAAAAGATGAACAAAAAGATATTGAGAAAAAAATTGAATTAATTGGTCAAGAATTAACATTAGTCAATAAAGCACAACAAGAAACTGGAAAGCATTCGGCAAAAAGAAGAAGATCAATGATGGACGAAATGAAATTAGCCACTGCATCAGGAGATAAACAAAGATTTATTTTAGAAGAACAAATAAAATTAAGAGATATGTTAATTGGTAAGTTAGGTAGTGGAAAAGAAGCTATGGAAGAAATTAACAGAATTATGGAAGTTCAAACAGGTCATTTTGAACAACAAGCAGAGGTAATGGTTGAATTTAGAGATGAACTTGCAAAAGTAGAACAAGTAGCAACTGGTGTAGCTAATGAAGTTTCTAAAGTAGGAGATACTCTTGTTGATGCTTTTTTACGAGGTAAAACAGGTGCATTAGATTTTAAAAATATTTTAAGAGAATTAATTATAAGTATTCAAAAAACTATTATTCAAACATTAATTTTAGATCAAGTTAATAAATTTGTTAAGAATGCTATTACAGGAATATTTTCTCCTACAGTTCCAGGTACTACAACAGGAACTACACTTCCAGGACAAGCAGGTGGTGGAACAATACAACAAGGACAACCAACTTTAGTTGGAGAAAGAGGTCCAGAGTTATTTGTTCCGAATAGTTCTGGTTCAATTAAAAATAATGCAGACACAAAACAAATGGTAGGTGGTGGTGGTGGAGGAGTTGCTATCACACAAAATTTAAACTTTGCTGTTGGTGTAACTAATACTGTGAGAGCAGAAGTTATGAATATGCTACCAGCAATACAACAATCAACAGTCCAAGCTGTTGCTGACGCAAAGCAACGAGGCGGAAAATTTAGTAAGGCATTCGGTAGTTAATTATGGCATCATACACACCAAGTTATCCTTTAACACTTCCAACTGTTACAGGAGTCACAACTCAAAACTGGGGAATGGAAAGAGTAGTAGCTGTTACTGAATCTCCATTTACTAATCAAGAACAAATTTTTGAACATGAGGGTGCACAATGGAAAGCAACATTCACTTTGCCACCTATGAAAAAAGAGAAAGCCGCAGTATGGTTAGCTTTTCTTATGTCATTAAGAGGTCGTAGAGGAACTTTTAAAATAGGCGATCAAGATAGAAAAACTATTCAAGGAACAGCAACAGGAACAGTTTTAGTTAATGGTGCGGCACAAACTGGTAATGCAATTAATTTAGATGGCTTTACTGCAAGTAGAGCAAATGTTTTTTTAGCAGGAGATTATATTCAAATCAATAGTTATCTCTATATGGTAAGTGCTAATGTAACAGCTAATGGAAGTGGCGAAGCAACTGTTTATGTTGAGCCATCTTTAAGAACAGGAATAGAAGCTATTAATGATGACACAACAGTAGTTTATTCAAATACAACAACATTAATGAGATTAGATAATAACGAACTTAATTGGGATACTGATAAGGTAAGTGTTTATGGAATATCTTTTGCTTGTAGTGAGGCTTTGTAATGAACTTTGCAGACCTTTTAAAAAAAAATTTTATATTTATTCCAGTAGTTGCTTCAATAGTAGTTGGGGGATTTACTTCTGTTAAGTATGTTTTAAATTTAACAACAACTATTAATGAAAGTAAAGTTACTATTATAAAATTAGAAAGCGAATTAAAAATAGCACAAAAAGAATTAACAGATATGAATACAAGATTAACCTCTGCTGAATCAACTTGGCAGATGGCAGAAAATTTATATAGGAATTTAGCAGATCAAGTAAGAGAACACTCTTATGATATTAAAGATTTAAACAGATAAGGATTTATGAATAATGGAGAGTGCCAAGATGAATTATTACTTTACAGGATTATTGATTATATTGATGACTCTATTGGCATTATTTGTAAAACCTGCACACGCAAGAAACGAATATCTTAATGAGTATGGTGTAAGATGTGGAGAGTTTGAAACTAGAATAGAAGCAGAAGATAGAAATGGTAAATATAATCATTATAACGATACTAATAACTATCGTAATGATGATGATAATTATAGATTAAGTTTTACTTACAGAAAATATTTAGGAACAGATTGCAAAACTACAAAAGAAAATGTAGCAATTAAACAACAATTAGAATTAATGAAAATGTGTGGTAGGGTTAATAGTAATCCAAGTCTTGCATACAATGAAAATTTTAGATTATTAGTGTCTAAATGTAGAGGAGTTACTCCTACTAAAACAGATAATAGACCAGCAGATGATAAAAGTCTTTGGGATAATATGAAAGATGATTATAAAAAAGAAAATCCAGATGTTATAATAATGGGAGATAAAATTTTATTACCACCTAAAGATTATAAAATGCCAGTACCAGAATGAGTAGAAGTTTAAGAAAAATTATAGTAAAACTAAGAATGTTTTATGCAGACATAAGAGGTCATCATGGCAAAAGATGGGATTATGAACCTGGAGATCATTATATGGGAATGAACAAAAAGAGAAGAAAATGAAAGTAAGTGAAAATACAAATATACAATTACCTTTAAGAAATTTAATTTCTATTATTATTGCAGTAGCAGTAGCAGTTTGGGCATACTTTGGAATTATTGAAAGACTTAACACTATTGAAACTAATGGTAAGTTAATGATAACTGATGTTGATGAAAATACAGAATTTAGAATTAAGTGGCCAAGAGGAGAAATGGGTTCACTTCCAGCAGATAGCGAACAATATCTACTTATAGAAAATACTTTGGTTGAAGTTGAAAAACTTACAAAAAGAGTAGATGGCATGATGAACAACAAAGTAAATATAGAAAGATTAATTAAAGATGTTGATAAATTATCAACACAATTAGAAGTTTTAAAAGATAAAGTAAGATTAAATGGTAATGGTACACACTAATGTTAGATAAATTTTTATATGGATTTTTCGGTGGATTAGATAATCTGTGTGCTGGTGTAGCAAACTATTTATATAAAATTAGTAGAGGTAAAAATGACAGGAAGAATAAACAAACAAATATTAGAGCATCAAAAAGAAATACAAAAAAAAAATAAACAAATCAGTTTAATTAAAAATTTAAAAAAAGAAGTTAATATTGGTGCTAATGGAACTCAAAATTACATTATTAAAAAAGGTATTAACAAAGGTAAGATGTTATGATAGAAACAGTTATAGCTTTACTGATGATTGTTAATGGAGAAATTAAAGAACATAGAATACAAGAGTCTATGTCAAAATGTTTAAAAGGTAAAAGAGTAGCTCAAAGAGTTTTTCAAAAAAATGTTCAATATCAGTGTATAAAATCTAAAGCTGAATTAGAAGAAAATATTGATGGCTCTTTATCAATTAAAAAAATAATTATTAAAGAATAACATGGCAAGAAATATTACAACAGCTTTTAAAAATGCTATAACAAGTAAAGTCGTAAGACCTATTATGGCAGTTGAATTAGACTTTAGTGATGGAGTTTTAAAAATGTGGAATGGTTATGGAGATTTAACTATGACTGCTGGTGGTTCTTCAAAAACATTTACTGGTCAAGGAGATTTATTAAATATTTCAGATATAGAAGAAAGTTCAACATTATCTATGAGTGGTGTTACTTTGACTTTAGCAGGAATAAAATCTAGTTTAATTTCTACTGCTTTGAGTGCAAGTTATACAAATAAAAATGGTGCGATTTATTTAGGTTTATTTGATGCTTCAAAAAATGTAATAGCAGATGTTTATACTATTTTTAAAGGAAAGATGGACGTCTTAAATATTCAAGAAGGACATGAAACTACTGTAATAACTTTAAAATTAGAAAGTAGATTAATAACTTTTGAAAAGCCAGCCAATAGAATGTACACTTTAGAAGATCAACAAGTTGATTTTTCATCAGATTTAGGTTTTGAATTTATACCAGATTTACAAGATAAAGAAATTATTTGGGGAAAGAAAACTAATTAATGAGAGTTGATAATTGGGCTTCTAAATTAGAGTTAATTATTGAAGAAACAAAAAACAAAGAAAAATTTATTTTTGGTAAAAACGATTGTGTTACTTTTGTTATAAATAGTATTGAAGCGATAACTGGTAAAAAAGTTTTTGATAATAAATATAAAACATTAAAAGACGCAAAAGAAATAATAAAAAGTTTAAAAAGTAAAGATTTGTTAGATATAGCTTTAAAAATAGCTAAAGAAAATAATTTTAAAGTAGTTGATATAGATAAAGCACAAAAAGGAGATGTATTATATTATACAAGTAGTACATCAGACCTAAATGGTACTTTAGGAATTTGTATTGGAGAAAATGTTATGTTTAATTGGAAAGAAGAAATAGCATTAATACCAAAAAATAATTGTAAAATAGCTTGGAGAATTGAATAGTGAAAATTTATAAAAAAATAGTTTATGATAAAGATGATAATATCATAGAAGAAGATTCTTATGAATATCATGGTCAGGTAGCCCAAGCTGGAGATACAGTAAAAAAAATTATTATTGTTGCGGCAGTAGTTGCGGCAGTAGTAGTTTTAGGTCCAACTGCCATGACAGCATTTCAAGGTTTTAATCCCCTTGTTCAAAAAGCATTAATTAGTATTGGTACTTCTATTATTGGTGGAATTGTAGGTCAGGCACTTGCTCCAAAAATAGACCCTCCAAACTTTGGTACTGCTTTAGAATCAGGAATAACAGTAACATCAAAAGCACCTACTGCTCCTTATAGAATTATATATGGTTCAGCAAGAGTTGGTGGAACTATTGTTTATGCAGAAACCACATCAAGCACGAATGAATTTTTGCACATGGTTATTGTTCTTGCTGGACATGAAGTAGATGATATATCAAGTATTTATGTTGGAGATGATGTTGTTTCATTAGAAACGACTTCAAATGATAGTAATGGTATTCCTATTTTTACACCAACAAGTAGTGATCAATATAATGGTAAATTAAGAGTTAAAAAACATTTTGGAGATCCTGCACAATTAGCTGATGCAAATTTAGTATCTGAGATTACTCAATGGACAACTAATCATAAAATTAGTGGAAAAGCATATTTATATTTAAAATTTACATTTGATTCAGATGTTTATCCAAATGGTGTACCTAATGTTTCTGCAATAGTTAAAGGTAAAAAATTATTTGATCCGAGAGCAACTAGCTTTACTGCTTCTTCCTCTACTGTTTCAACATCATCAAACACTATAACTATTTCAAATCATGGGTTATCTACATTCGATAGAGCAACCTATGACACAAATAGTCAAACAGCTATCGGTGGATTAAGTAATGGTACACTTTATTATGTTATCAAGGTTGATGATAATACTTTTAAACTTGCAACAAATTATGCAAACTGTGTTGCAGGAACTCCCATTAGTTTAACATCAGTATCAGGTAGCACTACACAAAAATTTAATTTTACAACTTTTTCTGATAATCCTGTTTTATGTATTAGAGATTATTTAAAAGATACTATTTATGGTATGCAAGTTGAAGATACTGAAATAAATGATACAAATTTTATAGCAGGTGCAAATACTTGTGATGAAACTGTTTCTGTTACTAACCCATCAGGAACAGAAAAAAGATTTACTTGTAATGGTGCTTTTCAATTATCACAAAGCCCTAAAGTAATTATAGAAAATTTTCTAACTACATTGGGTGGTTTTTTAATTTATTCAAATGGAGAATTTAAAATAATACCATCTTCATATTTATCGCCAACAGTTACTTTAAATGAAAGTAATTTAAGAAGTGGTATATCTATAAATAGTAGAGTAAGTAAAAAAGAATTATTTAATGCTGTTAAAGGTTTATATTCTGAACCAGCAAATGATTTTCAACCACAAAATTATCCTATCTTAACTAATTCAAGTTTTGAATCAGAAGATAATAATGAAAGAATTTATGCAGAATTTGATTATCCTTTTACTAACTCTAGTAGAATGTGTCAAAGATTGTCAAAGATTCAATTATTAAAAGTTAGACAACAAATATCTTTTTCAGCATCTTTTGATATGGGTGCTTTTGATTTAGATGTTGGGGATACTGTTAATATTACAAATGCAAGAATGGGTTTTACAAATAAAACTTTTCAAGTATTAGAGTGGGGTTTTTCTATTGATGCTAGTGATGGTAACTTACAGATAACTGCTAATTTTAAAGAAATAGCTAGTGCTGTATATGATTTTGCTACTAGTGATTACTCAACTATTTCTAGTGGTAAAGCAACAAACTTACCTAAATCAACTTCTGTATCTGCACCGATTGCGATTACCTTAACTGATGAATTAGTTTCTTACAATGATGGAACTGTAATTGTAAAAATGGTTATTGAATTAACTGAGGCGACAGATAATTTTACAGAACTATATGAAATAGAAATTAAACAATTAACTGATTCAGATGGTAATGCTGTTACTGATGACTTTAAACAAATCGGTAGAGGTGCTAGAACTAAATACGAATTTCTTAATGTAATTGATAGAGCAACTTATCAAGTCAGAGCAAGAGGTATAAATATTTTTGGAGTAAAATCTTCAACAATAACACAAGATCATACTGTTGTAGGATTATCTGCTCCACCACCTAATGTAACTGATTTTTCTTGTAACATTGTAGGACTAGATGCTTTTTTAAGTTGGAAAGCAGTTGATGTTTTAGATTTAAGTTATTATGAATTAAGATATGCAAATGTAACTGCTAATGCTACTTGGAGTAATTCTGTTCCATTAGTTAAAAAAGTTTCAAGACCTGGAACATCTGTTGTTGTTCCTGCAAAGACAGGTGCTTATTTAATTAAAGCAAGAGATAAATTGGGACTACCTAGTATTAATGCTACTGTTGTTTATGTAGCTGTTGAAACAATAGGTACTTATAATTTTTTAACATCATCTACTCAAAATCCTACTTTTAGTGGAACTAAGACTAATGTTTATGTAGATGATAATATAACAGATGCTCCTGCTTTAGTTTTAGAAAGTCAAGAATTATTTGATTCTCCATCTGGTAACTTTGATAGTCAAACTACTAGAGATTTTGATAGTGGTACACTAAATGGACAACTTTTTTCAGAGGGTATATATCAATTTACGAGTACTATTGATGTTGGTTCAAGAGTAACAACTAATATAACAGCAGATATTACACAAACTGTCGTTGATAGAGATAGTATTTTTGATTCTACTGCTGGAAACTTTGATTCAAAATTAGGAAACTTTGATGGAGATGCAGA